CCTCTGGCATAATGCATCATATTTGCCCTGGTGTTTATCGATTTTCCACGTTGCTCTGTATTGACCTGGGACCAATCTAGCTACCCCTTTTGCATTATGAAACTGCTGTACTCCCTTTTTGCCTGGATCTGTTGTGGCATTCCAACAAAAGAAATTCCAGTTACCTAGGCTATCTTTATAGGTTATGGTGATATGATCATCAAAAACATTGGTAACCTTATCAGCAATTGATGGGGCATTGTTGCGGATGCCTACGATGTTAACATCATAGCCCTTATTTGCGGAATCCTCAAACCATTTAAAACCTTTTTGCTTTACAGCTCGTTCGATTTGTTCTCTGGTGTACATATTTCGTCTGTATTTTGTTTTATTTCTTTAGCTCTACTCATTAGCCTCTTAGCACTTTGCCAGAGGTCAATGCCTTGCACGGCCTTATAATTTTCATTGATACTAATAACCTCAATGGATGCTAGGATTAATGCCATTACTTTGGTTAGCATTAAAGGTACAGTAAAAAATTTAATGACAATATCATTCAAGATAAAATAATCTATCAAATAAAATAAAATAACGGTAATTTCATAGAGCAAAAACTTAGGCACAATAGCCCTAACTGCCCTGCTAGTGATGGGTACCTTTGTTTTTTTAGCCTTCCAAATTCCTGTAATGGTATCCAGGACAATGGCAAAGCCGATGAGAAATAAAAGCCCATAGATAGGCATGAAAAACGCCATGATTGTTGCTATTAATGCAGGCCACTTTGCCTGGATTGATGTGAGTAATATGCTGAGCTGTGCCCTCACAGAATTAAGATGCTGTTGTTATATCCATTCTCACGGAAGTTACCACATAGCCCTGTGCAGGTTGTGGTCCATTCGTTGATGCATGAGCAATGATTGAACATTGGCCTAAGGTCTGTATCAGTATTGGCAGCAGATGTAAATATCGGGAACAAAGCCTTGTTAGCTAGGAGCCATCTGATTAGCCTTTGCTCAAAAAAACTAGCCTTCTGTGCATAGTGCTCCATGCCGAAGGCTACCTCTGACCTGGATACGCTTGCAGAATAATCTCCGTTTTGAGTTTGTAGGCCTTTGTTCTTAAGCTGGTATGTTAATCCAAAGACAGCATCCTCTGCTGATCTCCATGCAATGACTGGCTGTATAAATTCTACCAAATCAATTTCATCATTGGTCAATGTTTGTGCGTTGTATGCCGCTAGTAGATGGTTATAAAATACAGTACCCAGGATAGGTTGTATCCTCAATGCCGATTGAGTTGCAATGTATGGAGTTACATCTGTTACATCCACATTTGCAGTTATCGGGGTATTTGTTTTAAGGTAATTCTCGGTTATAAAATATAACATTATACAATGGGTTGTGATGCTGCTGCACCTTGTGTTACATCTCCTCCCTCTATTGGCGGTAAGGATGCCAGAGCTCGTATCTCGTTAATGGTCATGGTCTCAAGGACCTTTGTAGCTACCAATGGACTTAGGCTATTGAGTGCATCATTTGTTTTGCTTGTATCCTCCTCCAGCTCAACAATGGTTTCATTGATTATCTGGAAGTTATTAATAGTAAATTCAGCAGGTATCCTAGCAATAGTTATCAGCTCGTTAAAGATTGTTGTAATCTGGTTACGGAGCTCCATTACCACGTTTTTTTCAAATATAATATAAGCCTGCTTAATATCCGAGCCATTACCCAGAGCTCCTGCCGTTCTGATACCCATCAATATCGGGTCAATGGTATGTGCAAAACAGATTTGCTCAGTATTCAATTGTGATGCCTCAAGAAATAGCTTGTCATTATTGTTATTTGGCAGGGCCTCAATCTTAGGTAACTGATCCTGGCTATTGGCAAAGAATGCCACAGCTTTACCTGCATTAGCCGCACCTTTTAGCCTATCAATAGTTTCCTTAATCATATGTTTCTCCTCCTCTGACTGTGGTCGTTTGGGGAACATCATGGCAAAGGATGGGAACACACTATTTTGAATGTTACTTTTTGCGAAATAGGAAAGATCACCACTCAGAAACGCAAAATTAAGGGCACTTGTATAGGTAGGGAGCGGATAGTAATCCTGACCCATCGATTTTATCTCATAGCAATAGAGCTGATATTCATCGGTACAGGTGATGTGGTAGGGTTTAATCTCTCTAATATCTATCCTAGTGCTCCAGTCATCACATAGATAGTACATTTTTCTATCCCTAGATACCCTTACTTTTTCAGGGCTTACATTTTCAATCTTAGTTAATTTACGTTTCTTATCAAAGCACAGCTTGAAGTAAACCCGATTGTGTAAAATGAGCTGTTTTGTGGTAGCCTTTACAATGTGTTTAAGATTGATTTTTTTCTCAAAGGTATAGAGCTCTAGTTTTTCTTGAGCTGTCATTTTATCCGTGCTCAATGCAAAGCCTCCACCAATTACTGCATTTGTTTTGTAGTCCACTATGGCCCCATGTAATGGTGAGCTATAATACATCTGATTAAGTAGCTCTGGATAAAGCCCATCCGTACCAAATCTCACTTCCTTATTAGTATCATACCTACCATTTACATAGGGTAGGGTTAAGTTACCACGGCCTACGGGAAGGAATGGAGTAGAAAATGATTGATACCCTTCCACTACCTCGGGGCCTTTTGATTTGCTCTTGAAAATATCGTTATACCATGCCATATTAATCGTATATTGAGTTGCCTGCTGGTCCACTTACTACCATTCTGCCCTCCTCAATAACTACCCCTGTAGTTTGTGCAATCGATAAGGGTAAAACAAAGGGTAAATTACTCTCGTATACCTGATAAGTAAATTGGCCTTGTATCAATGAGATATCTGTAGGCTCATTGAGGCTAAATAAATTGTATCTTTCTGGGTAGGCACTTGTATCAGGTGCCGTAAATAATTGAGGGATGCTAGTTGTGTTCATTTCGTTTGTAAAAACAAACAAATAATGTGGATTTGCCACCGTAGTTACCTCTGATAAGGTCAACACGATTTGATTAACCACCCCTTGCTCTAGATAGATCATACCTATATTATTGAATGCCTAATAAGATGTTAAAAAAAAGCCCCCATTTCTGAGGGCCTTTAGATATATGTGGAGCTGATTATTGTACTCCTATTGCCTGCAATTGTACAGGGGTCATGTTAACCTCGTATGCGAGGTACTCATTTTCCGCAACTAGAGTAACGGAATATTTACTACCATCTGCACGCGATACTCCAGAGCCTTCACCTGTTGCACTTACCTGAAGGTAAGGGAAGTACCAATAAATACCATTGGCATCCAAAATGATGGCAGTAAGGTACTGCTGTCCACCACCTAAGATTTTAATGGCACGAGATTTTGCAGCATCTCGACGGTGGAACATTAGGTTAATTGTAGAGGTAACAAATGAGCTACCATTCACTAGATCGATATTACTCTCCTCTGTAAAGTTGGAGGTATTTCGTCTAATGTAGAAGTTTTGAAACAAGTTAACGCCAGCTAATGTGATACCTGTGATTGACCATCCAGCTCCCGCTGAAGGATCTACAGGAGTGATCGATGCGATCTCATCCTGTTGGTTAATCCAGATACCATATATCCCACCAGAGTTATTGTCGCATGATTTTACTATGTCTTCAAGAACTAAACAAGGCATGATTTAAAGTATTAAAGAGCCCCCATTGCTGAGGGCTCGGTTATTAATTATGAATAGAATACGATCTCTCCTGGGTTAACGAAGTTGAAACCAACCTTCATATTAGCACGAGTTCGGATGTAAGGCTCAGCTACAGTATCAGCCAAGTTAACAGCACGCAAATCAGAGCTATCACCTTCTGCATCGAAAGCATAGATTAAGTTATCCTTAAGAGTCCATACAAATGTATTGTTAGACATCCCTGGGCAAACAACAATCTTAACACCTAAGAATGTCAACGCTAGATCCTGAGTAATATACGCTTGAGTGTTACCAGATGCCACTCCTAATCGGTAGATGTTAACCAATTGAGTAGGCATATATAAACGTAGATCAGCAGTTCTAGTTGCAATAGTAGCAGGTAACAAAGCAAATGCAGCAGATAATGCAGCCTCAAGAGCTGTAAAGTTAGCGATTGCACCAGTTCCTCCATTGATAACACCTGAACCAGGAGCTCCTAACAATTTTTCGTAACCATCACACAATGCTAGTGTAGGGTTCAAAGAAGCTGTATCACCTTGCCAACGGATTGACTCAAGGTCTCCATTGATTTTGTTAGCCATTTCTGACCAGTAGAAGCTCATGAAAGAAGCTACAGAGAAATCACC